TCGCAGAATAAATCTAAGAAATCACCGACCTTGTTTGTTAAGTTTTGGATCTTGTCTGCAGATCCTTTGATTGCACCCGTTACACCTTTCAATACATCTAATGCACCCGTAATATTATCCATCAATTTTTTCATGATATCACCGAGCATGTTCTGCACAAGACATAGTGCAGTGTCTAATACATTCTCTACTAGATCTTTCAACATACCTTTGATGAAATCACCAAGTTCACCTATTGCTTGCTTGAACAAACATGATACAAGATCACCAACATCCTTGAGTTGTTTTCTAACTGCAGTATCTAACTCTGGATCTGGAATACTTAGGTCAGCGAGTCCTTCTTTTACAAGTTTGTTGGTCTCCTCCATGACCACGCCCTTGATGTTAGCAGTCAGTCCTGTAAGTTTCTTCTGTATACGTTGTGATACTATGTTTATCTCATAGTCAAGATCTACAACAGCACCAGTTGTCTTATTGATGAATTGATCTATCTCATTCTTTTCTATACCACGAGCAAACTTCATGAACTCTGCCATAGGTGCTTCTAACTTTGCAGCAGTCTCGCTGCCACACTTACCGTTACCTACATGGACAGTGACTTGTTGTTTCTCTGTTGCTGTCTTCTGTTTCTCACTCTCAGTCTTTGCAGGTCCTCTCTCGTTCTTATCAGAATTCTCTCCCTCTTCATCTTTGTGTCCATCATTATTCTTTGGTGCTTCGTCTACACCAGTTTCTTCATTAGTTTCAACTGTGCTTCCTGTATTAGCAGGAGAACTACCTTGCTCTTTATGGTCAGGAAACTTATAGTTTGGACTTACTAATTGCTCAAATCCCTGCTCTTTACCACCTTTTACACCGTAACTAGATTTAGGATTCTCATCACCAATAGTTCCCATAACAACAGGAATCTGTGCAGACGCACCATCCATAAAGAAACCAATAACCCAAGAGTTTACCTCTAGTTGATGGTTAGCACCAATACCAGATCTCTGTGCATATGTTGGTGGCATCAATACCTGTGCCCATGGTAGATCTGAGGTTGGTAACTCTTTTCTATTAGGGTTGTGATATCCTATGATTCTAACTTTTACTTTATTAGTCCAGTCCCAGTCAGAGAAATCAAATGTCCCGTTAACTGCATTCCAGAACCCGTAACCATCATTCTCTACCTGTCCAATCCACCAGTTGAACCCGTCCTTTCCTATAAAATTAGCTAATGATTCATTCATCATTTCTTTTCACCATCCGAGTCAGTGAATAATGTTAGTTTAGTAGTCATTTTATCCTCAGAACTCTTGAACGTTCTTTCTACCATACCAATAACATATCTACCAGAGTTTGCAAAATCCAGTTCCCTATCTGCTGATCCTTTATATATGTCCAGTTGGACAACCTCTCCTATCTCTAATGAATAGTCAGATACAAATTCTACAGTCACTTTTTTGCTGTAAAATAATTTTTCCCGTAAAGAGGATTGTGAAAGTTGTTTTGTATATCCCTGTGTGTATGTTCCACGAGTGAATAGTGCAGAGTCGGATACCTTTGACATGATTCTGGTGAATGTTCTCTTATTATCAAATCCCTTATAAAATTCTGGAGGTCTCCCAGAGTTCATGGTTTTAACTTCGTCATAATATTTATTGATGCTGAAAGGATAATCCTGATACTTCATGTCCTTCAGATCTATTGTCATCACATTACTAGAGTATGATCCTAGATTCAATCCTTTCAATAAATCTACAGATGATTCTATTGTCAACTTATCAACTCCAACGATGTTCTTATCCTCGTCATCTTCTAACTCTTCTTTCTCATGACCAATGACCATTCTACATACAGGTTTCTTCTCTGCAAATGAGTCATAAGATTTAAAATGATATCCAGATCTTGTCTCATAGAATGCATATCCTGCACTAGCTGCCTTACCAGAACCTGATGTCTCTGGTATTGCTTTCGCTGCCAACCATCTTATAGCAGTAAATGGATTCCAGTATGGTGATACGAATGAAAAGTTATTGACAGTTGCTTCAAAATCTGTCAATCTATCCTCATCAACTCCCATCAAATCTTGTAGTATTTCTTTCTTTACTATATCATCTATCTTCTTTCCTCTGCCCTTACCAAATCTTCTTGATATCTTATTAGCAGCGTTGTTCAAGAAATCAACCTTACATAACATCAATACAGCAGATGATTTACCTTGAATGTTTCTCCTGTCTTGTATATCATAGATAACAAATTCTCCACCAATCTCAGTCGTTCCTGTGCTATCACCTATCTGTATGAATACATTTTCCATTCCTGTTAACTGTGACAAGAAACCTGTCTGACTGTCTGTAATCTGAACTTCCATTCTCATTGTAGCAGATCTTATGTCCTCTGTGTATTGCACATACAATACCTGATTAGGACCTATAGGAGGAAAGTCCGCAATCTGAAAGCGTATGAGTTGAAAATTTGACTGTGCGTTAACTGACATTAGAATTGCGACGTTACGTTATATAGATCAAAGTATGGTGATTCATTGATCTCAGGTTGTGCAAGTTCACCACCCTCTTGTTGATATGGAGGTGCACTTCCTTCCTCTCCACCCATAGCACCACCAGTTCCTGCAGCAGTAGCGATTTGCTTCTCAGTTTTAGCATCTGCACTTGCTCTATTTTCTTTGATGGTCTTATCTGTAAGTTCTGTCAAGTTAGTTACTTGATCACCCTTCGGTGCAAATAAGTTTTTAGCACCACCAAATGCTTTCATGCCAAGTTTTAAACCCATACCCATGGGTGTCATACCAAATGCTTTGCCAGCTAAACCTTTCAAACCTTTACCTAAACCAGACCCTGCTGCTTTACCCGCTAATCCTTTTGCACCTTGGAATATCTTGTTACCCGCATTGAATGCCATACCCATTGGCGTCATGCCAAATAATTTTTTAGCAAGACCACCCTTACGTTTCTTGATAGGTTGCATTGCTCTACCACTACCATCACCAAGACCTATACCATCAGCAGTTCCTGTGTATGGTGCTCTCTTACCATGAGAAGGATCACCAGCTCCTGCTAATAGTTTTTGCTGTGGACTGGATCCACTAATTTGTGCTTGATCACCACCACCCTCAGCAGAACCACTAGCTTTGCCCATTATTGCACTGAGACCTTTCTTTAGAAGAACAGTCCATAGTGGAGGTCCTTCTTTCTTCTTCTTCTTATCGTTATCCTCTTCATCATTAGCAACTTCTTGACTAGCAGCACCTAACTTGAATGCATTAGTAACCTTAGACATGTTTCTGTTTAAGATCTTAGATGCTTCCTTACTTGGTGCAGGGATTTTCTCTAGCAAGTCAATCAATGCCAC